CAGACGGTACAAGCGGGTTTTTCGACCTTTTGCCCCGCGTCTATTATAAAGACTTGCCCGTAAAGCTTAAAGGCGAGGTAAACAGAATAGAGCTTGAGGCGGTAAAGCGTTTCTTGCTTGAGTGCTACCCCGTCGGAACGCTGGACGACGTATTAGCAGATCAGACCGCCTTTAAAGAAAAACTTGTAAAGGCTTTGCACACTGCACGCTACTTAATCGGAAGCACAGACCTTACCCCGCCACAGCTTACAGGAAACGAGAAAACAGACGCGGCAATACTTGAGGCTTTTAAACCCGTTTCCCTTATAGGCGCAGATTTTATAGAGGCATGGGAAAAAGTAACCGGCGTAAAGGCGACCATAACGACAGAAGAGGCAAAGGCCGCCTTGCCCCGCCTTACAAGCATAGTACTGCAAAAGCACCTTATACCTAACAATAAGCTTGCAAATAGTCTTACAAGCCTTACAACAGAGATTATACAGCACGCTTTTAATCTTAGAGTAGGCGGGAAAGGCGAAAACGAAATAAAAACGCGCTGCATATTGAGCTATGAGGGCGAAAGCGTGAAACTTTCAAGCCGTCAACCTTTTACAGAATATGATAGGACAGTAGCAGACGCAGTAACGAGTTTATACGAGTACGGCGACGCAAGCCATATAATAACACCGGCGACAGTTTACCGGGCAATGGTACACGCTACTGAAACGGAAACGCCCTCACCGCAGCAGATCGGCGCAGTGACGCGCAGCCTTGATAAAATGCGTTTCGTGCGCGTGCAGATTGATTGCACAGAGGAATTAAAGAAACGCAAGCTTTCTTTAGACGGCGCACAGATAACAGGCGGCAAGATAGATACTTATTTACTTACCCTTAAGGCTTTAGAAGTAGAGGCGGGCGGCCAGAAAGTAAAGGCCTATAAAGTAATAGACGCGCCCATACTGTATGAGTACAGCCGCCTTATAGGGCAAGTAATAACTGTACCGGCTGCATTACTGGACGTGCGCGACAGCACCGGCGCAAAAGTGGCAAATACAGAACGACGCATAGCAATTAAAAGCTACCTTTTGCGGCGTATTTCAGTAATGAAAGGTAAAACCAGCAACCGGCAAAGCAAGCACATTATGTACGACGCTATTTACGACACAGTAGGCGACAGGAAAGAGCTTTCCCGGAAAGATCAGAAAGCAATACGCGACTATATAAGCCTTGTGCTTGAAAGCTGGAAACGCGAGGGATTTATAAAAGGCTTTTCAGATCTTACAGAAGGGCGCAAGAAAACCGGCGTAACAATCACGCTATAAAGGGGCAATCTTTGGGTACACAACCCCGCGCCCTCACAAAAACAAGGGGCAATCTTTGGGTACGAGGGGGGCAATAAATAGGAACAAGGGGGGCAATAAATAGGAACGTAGGGGGCAATAAATGGGTACATAGAAAACCCACAAAAACGGCCTTAAAGCCTTATATATCAAGGCTTTTCGGCATTGCGCGAAAAAGCTATAAGTACCGTAGGTACAATAGGTACTGTACACGCGCGCCCTACCTTCTACGCTTACGCTTGACGGTACGGCCGCGCTTTCACATAATGGAAACGGCCTATAAAGAAAAAGCCCGCAGTGACGCGAGCAAAAAGGGCAGCTTTCTTTTAAAGGCCAGATAGGCCGAAAGTAGGAAAAACGACGAATACCGCCAGAAACCGACGGCGAGAAAGGGGGCGTAAACAAAAAAACGAGCGTAAAACCTACTTAAGCGTATTCAGATAATTTTAAGTAGACGACGGAAGGGGGCATTTTATGGCAGCACAGCACAGTGACGCAGGAAACAAAAAAACCGGCCGCGCAGCCCGTGGAAAGCAAGCGCAGCCGTGAGGCAGAGTAAGCAACAACGCAAGCCCCGCCCTATGCCCTATTATAGAAGGGGCGGCGGCTATTTTCAAGAAAGGACGGTAAAATAGCTGTATGAAAAGATCAGAGGCAGCAAAGTTAGTAAAAAGCCGGTATGCAGAGTATTTACCACCGGCGAAAAAGAAAATACACGGAAAGCAAACGTATATATGCCCGCTGTGCGGCAATGGTACAGGCAAAGACGGCGACGGCATGAGCATAGACCCACACGGCGACGGCACGCAGCTTAAATGCTTTAAGTGCGGCTTTTATGGCGACATAGTAGACCTTTACCAGCAAGAGCATAATTGCGACGCAAAAACGGCTTTTGACGCATTTTATAAGCTTTTCGGCATAGACATAGACGCGGGCGACAACAGAACGCGCGCAGAGGCCACAGAAACGGCCACAGAGCCGCGCAAGGCTGCACAGGGTACAAATATCATACCCGCGCAGAAAAAGCCCGTAGAAACGCCTACAGAGGCCGCAGAAAGCAAAGCAGACTATAGAGAATACTATAAACACTGCAAGGCGCATATAACCGACGACGCGGCGCGGGCGTACCTTTCCTTTAGAGGCATAAGCCCCGAAACGGCGGCGGCGTATTGGTTAGGATATGACCCGGCGAGCGGCTACCTTATTATACCGGCGGCAAGTAGCTATTACGTAGCGCGGAACACAGACCCGCAAGGCGCAATAAGGTATAAAAACCCCACAGGGGCAAGTATTGAGCTTTTCAATAAAAATGCCTTGTATAACGAGGCCGGGCGGCCTGTATTCGTCACAGAGGGGGCAATAGACGCACTTTCAATAATTGAGGCGGGCGGCGAGGCCGTAGCTCTCAATAGTACCAGCAATACGCGCAAGCTTTTAGAAACACTGAAAGAGAAACGGCCGCGCAGTGTGCTTATACTTGCGCTGGACAATGACCCGGAAAAGAAAGACGAAAGAGGGCGAGAAGTAGGCAAGGCCGGGCAGCGTGCGACGGCTGCACTTGCAGAGGGCTTAAAAGAGCTTGAAATACCTTTTTTACAGGCCGATATATGCGGGCAGCACAAAGACCCAAACGAGGCATTAACGGCCGATAAAGTGGGCTTTACGGCAGCCGTAACGAAAGCAGAACGCGCAGCAATAGACGAACAGGCAGAGCAGCCCATAAAGGCGGCAAGCGCAAGCGAGTATTTAAGCGGCGGTATGTTTGAAAAGGATATAGACTATTTCAGACAGTACAAAGACCGCAAGTTAGGTATACACCCGGATATAGACCGCTATTTGACGCTTTACCCCGGTTTAGCAGCTTTGGGCGGCGCGTCGTCTTTGGGAAAGACAACCTTTGCAGTAAATATCATAGACCGGCTTTTAGACAATGGCGAAACGGTACTTTATTTTTCGCTTGAGCAGCTACCTATAGAGATCATTACTAAAAGCCTTGCCCGCAAGCTTTACGAGGCAGACCCGACGACGCAGCTTACAAATATAGACATTAAAAACGGCGCGACGTGCGAAACGCTGGAAAGGATAAAGCGCGAATACGCAGAAAAGGCGACGCGCTACCAGATCATAACGGGCAGCTTTAGAACGACCGCAGCCGATATAGTGGCTTTTGTGGAAGAGTACCGGCGCGAGCATGGCGGCGACAGCTGCAAGCCGATAGTAATTATTGACTATTTGCAGCTTATAGCCCCGCCCGTCGGCTTTAAAGGCGGCATAAGGGAATACACAGACGAAAACGTAAAAACCCTTAAGGATATGCAAAAGCGCAACGGCCTTTTTGTAATCATGATAAGCAGTTTTAACCGTAGCAGCAATTACGAGCCGGTAAGCTATGAGGCCTTTAAAGAAACGTCTATGATAGAGTTTACTTGTGATTATGTATGGGGCTTGCAGCTTTCCATACTGGACGCAGAAAACGACGACTTTTACACTGTTAAAGGCAAGCAAGGCGGCAGAAAGGAAAGGCCGATAGATCAGAAAAGGCGGCTTGTGAACGACGCACAGGGCGCAACGCCTAAAAAGGTAGAGTTTGTAAGTTTGAAAAGCCGTAACGGTAAACAGTTTTATAAAGCTTTCTTTGACTACCGGCCGCAGTTTGACAGTTACACAGAGGACGCAGACAAGGGCGAAAGCATGAAAGGCTTTACCAGAGTTTTCGGAAGTACACCTTTTGATGACGACGAAAGCGACGACGTACCGACTTTATAATAAAACATCGGCACAGACTACACACAGAGGCGGCAACCCACAGCGGGCGGCCGCCTTTCTTTTTATAGGCAAAATAGGCCAGATGCCCGGCAGAAAGCGGCGGGCATTTCTACTTAAGCGTATAAATGTAATCTCAATTAGACCCGGAAAAGCCTTGTAAACATTGACATTAACAGCATAAAAGCGTATAATACGTATAGAACGTATAGAGCGCATAAAGCGTACTGTACGTACAGCACGTAAAAGACGTGCGGCACAGATAGTACAGGAAATGCAGACCGTACAGAAAGCGAGGCGTAATAATGGCAATGACGGCAGAGGCCAGAGCAGCCCGCGCAGAGTATATGCGAGATTGGCGAAAGAAAAACCCCGGCAAGCAAAAAGAATATACGGCGCGTAAATGGGAAAGAAAAGGCCAGCAGATCAGAGAAGAAAGAGCAGCCGCAGAAAAGGGGCGAGGCAATGGCGACGAAAGAAGCAGCAGAGCGTAAAGACGAGCTTATTATAGCCGCCCTTATAAGCAACCCCACAGTGGCAGCAGCGGCCACTGCGTGCGGTGTTTCTCAAACGCAAATATTTGCGCGCTTGCGTACACCGGCTTTTAAGGAAAAGTACGACGCAGCCCGGCGCGAGATTTTAGAGCAGAGCGCGGCGTATATTCAAGGCATGGTAAGCGAGGCAATACGGAAAATGCGCGACGTTATGAACGACAAAAACGCAAGCCCGCAAGTGCAGCTTAACGCAGCAGAGGCCATAACGCGCAACAGTCTTAAGCTTACGGAACAAGCCGACATATTAACGCAGCTTGCAGAGCTTAAAAAGGCGGTATTTCCGAATGAATAGCGCACTACAGAGGCAGCTTGCAGAGATCAAAAGAGAAGTACAGCACAGACAAGACGCACGCGACGTAATAGACGCGCTGGACGTAACGCAGCATATAGCCCCGGTATACTTGCCCTTGCATGAGGATATACAGACGCAGCAGCACCAGTATTACAACCTACCGGGCGGCAGAGGCAGCGGCAAAAGTAGCTTTTGCGCCCTTGAGATTGTAAACGGCGTAATGCAAGACCAGACCGGCGAAAGCAACGCAATAGTATTTAGGCGTACAGCAAATACCATGCGCGAAAGCGTTTACAGTCAAATTGCATGGGCAATAGACGTGCTGGACGTAAATGACCTTTGGCGCGGCAGTGTTTCGCCTATGTGCTGGACATACAAGCCCACAGGGGCGCAGATTCTCTTTAGAGGCCTTGACGACAGTAGCAAGCTTAAATCAATTAAGCCCCGGCGCGGCATTTTCCGCTATATATGGCTTGAGGAATTTAGCGAGCTACCCGGCGAGAACTTCACAAGATCAGTAATGCAAAGCGTGCAGCGCGGCGGCAGTGCGTTTACAGTCTTTCGCAGCTTTAACCCGCCTATAAATGCGAGTAATTGGGCAAACGTCTTTATAGCAAGGCCAGACGACCGGGCAATAACACTGCACACGTCTTACCTTGACGTACCGGCCGCATGGTTAGGCAATGACTTTATTTTAGAGGCTGAAAGGCTGAAAGAGATAAACGAGCAAGCTTACCGGCATGAGTATTTAGGCGAGGCCACCGGCAGCGGCGGCGAGGTATTCCCTAATGTGATAGTACGCACTATTACCGACGACGAAATAAAAGAGCTGCAATACATTTACGCGGGCGTAGACTTTGGCTTTAGTGTAGACCCGGCAGTGTTTATCCGCGTAGCCTATGACAGCAAGCACGACAGCGTTTACCTATTAGACGAAATTTACAAAAAGCACTTGAGCAATAAAGAGCTTGCGGCACAGATCATAGCGAAAGGCTACGACTGGACGGGACAATATGAAAGGGGCAGCGTCTTTAGTGGCTACGAGGTAACGAAAGAGGCGCAAACGATAGTATGCGACAGCGCAGAGCCTAAAAGCATAGCAGACTTAAGAAACGAGGGCTTAAAGGCTATAAGCTGCACAAAGTATGCGGGCAGTGTGCTATACGGTATTAAGTGGCTGCAAAATAGGCGAATTATCATAGACCCGGCGAGAACACCAAACGCGCATAAAGAGTTTGTAAGCTATGAGTATTTAACGACGAAAGACGGCGAGTTTTTAGCAGACGTGCCAGACGCAGACAATCACGCCATAGACGCGACGCGCTACGCGCTGGACAGACTAATAAACTACCGCAAAATATCGGCTTAAAGGCCAGAAAAGAGGCGACAGCATGGCATATTTGCGTATTCACTGCGAGGTGTGCGGCGGCACATGGGAAGTGTACCACCGCGACGACTGGAAAGACCACAGGGCGAGACAGTGCCCGCACTGCTTTAGTAAGATTGATCGCAGTACATGGGAAAGAGAAGTAGTACCGGCCTTTAATTCTGTACAAGACGCAAACGCAGAATTATTTAAAGATCATACCGGCCAGCACGTACCGCTTTTTACCTTTGACGTAATAGCAGACCACCTTTACCAGAACAGGCAGGCAGTGCAGCAGACCGGCGGCAACGCTTGCCCGCTTATTGACTGCCTAAACGAGATATACAACGACTAAAAGAAAAGAGGCAATAATAATGCTACGAATCAGAAAAAACCGCGACGAAACTTATTATATAGAAGAGGAACGCGGCAGCCGCATTGCAGAATTTGCGACGCTATCAGACGCGGCAATAGTGCTGCGCTACCTTAAAGGCTCAAACATGACGAAAGACGAGGCAGAAGAGGCGCGGGCGGTAATGTTTTCCTATGACGTGCGAGGCCGCAAAAATGGCGAGGCCGCTACTTGAGCGTATAAACATAATTTCAATTAGACCGGAAGAAACCGGCCAGAAAGCGAGGTAAAAGGGCTTGAGAATACCGACGTTTGAAACACCAGAGCCGGGCGAGTGGCAGACCGACGAAAGCGGGCGGCGTTTTCGTATGATTGGCAGTGTAAAAGAATATGAAATGATGGTAAGCGTAGACGGAATAGAAGTGCCACAGAGCGAGCTTGCAGCATACCATGAGCGCAAGCGGGCAAGGGAAGAGGCGCAGCGCGAGGCAGAAAGAAACCGGCCAGCACCGCCACCGCCTAAAAATTGCCCTTTTGCGAGCGGCCTTACTACCGCTTGCACCGGCGAGGCGTGCGCTCTTTTCCTTAAAGGCTGTACCCTTGCGCGGCTTGTAAACCGGCCGCCCGCGAAACGTACAGAGGGCTTGCAATGCCCTTTAAGCAAGTACGGGCATAAGTGCCGCACAGATTGCGCCCTGTATAAAGAAACCGGCTGCACACTTACAGCCGTAGAAATTGAAAGCGAGGTAAAATAATTATGAGTAAGTTTAACAGTTACGCGAGAAAGCTTGACGACATTGCAAAAGAGGCCTTTACCGAATACCGCACAGTATACGCGGCTATGAAAAAGGCAGAGCAGAGGGCGAAAGAGTACCCGCATAAAACCGGCAGTGTAATTGCAGAATATGCGGTAAAATCCGCACGCGCACAGGCCGACTATACAGAGGCAAAGGCGGCCTATGATAAAGCCCGGCGTAACTTTGGCGCAGCGCAGGAAAAGGCTATTAAAGACCTACGCAGCGAGCTTGCGGCAGCCCTTGACGACGCTTACAGCGCAGACCCGGCCGCGCTGGACAGTAACACGCTTGAGCTTTTGAAAAGCGGTATTATGAGCGCGAGCGAGTACGCAAAGCTTATGAGCGCAGCACAGGCGGCCGGTAATGCTACTATGGTAAGAATGATCGGTAAGTATGCTATGGACGCAGCCGACGAAACGGCCGCAAAATACGGCCAGAACGACCCGAAAGCGGCAGAGTTTAGGCGCGTTTCTTACATTAGCCGCGCCTTTACCGGCAGCACATACCTTAATAACTTTGACTATATCACCGACGTTTTCAGACGCTGCACGCGCAACCCCGCTATGATTGACAGATGGGGCGACCTTACCGGCGACGCAGTAGAAAACTTTTAAAATGCTTTCTTAATGTTAGTGCACATATACCTTTAGAAAGAGGCTTGCCCGGCTTTTGTAAAGCTACCTTTCACGGGCAAGCCGTTTTTTTTGCCTTTAAAAGAAAGCTGTATAGTACGCCCGGCGCAGATTGTACGCACAGTACGTTTTTTACTTGACAATTAGACACAACGAGCATATAATAGACAATGTAAGCATAAACATTACTTGAAAGGGGCGGCAATCATGGCATACAGTGCAGCTTTAACAGTCTTACCGGCAGCGCAGCCCGTACCTTTAAAGGCCTTGCCAGCTACACAGCTACCGGCCTTTAGTAATACCCTTTTTGAGCGTTTCATAGACTACACAGACCGCAAAGAAACCACCGTAAAAGGCTATTTTACTTGCATACGGCAGTTTGTGAAATGGCTTGAGGCAAACGACATAAGGCAGCCAGAGCGCGAGCATATAAAGGCGTACCGCGACTACTTAAGCAGCAGTGGCCTTGCGACCGGCACACAGTCACAGTATTTAAGGGCTGTAAAACACTTTTTCAAGTGGACGGCAAGCGAGGGGCTTTATCCAAACGTAGCCGACAATATACACGGCGCTAAGGTACGGCACGACGTACACAAGAAAGACGCTTTACAGCGTGAGGCAGTGCCACAGATTGCAGACACTATAGACCGCAGCAACGAGGAAGGGAAGCGGCTGTACGCAATGTATTTGCTGTGTGTTATATGCGGCTTGCGCTGCATTGAAATACACCGCGCCGACGTGGGCGACCTTAAGACCGTAGGCGGCACGACTTACCTTTACTTACAGGGCAAAGGCCACGACGACAAAGACGCGCCGGTATTGCTTATAAAGGAAGTGTACGAGGCCGTACAGGACTACTTAAACAGCCGCAGCGCAAAGGTAACGGCAAAAAGCCCGCTTTTCACGAGTACCAGCAACAAAGGCAGACCCGGAACAAAAATATACGCCCGCGACGCACAGGGCAATTACATATTAGACGAAAAGGGGAAAAAGGTAGTAGACAGAATAAGTGACGGCCGCATTGCAACTACCACAATAAGCACCATGCTTAAGGAAATGCTTGTAAACGCTGGATACGACAGCGACCGGCTTACAGCCCACAGCTTACGGCATACCAGCGGAACAGGCGCACACAAGGCCGGTATTGACCTTTACGGCGTACAGCACCTTATGAGACATTGCGACCCGGCGACAAGTGAAATTTACATTCACGACGACGACCACAAGGCCGCAGAGGAAAAAGGGCGCAAGGGCATTTATGATTACTATTTCAACGGCGCAGAGCTTAACCCGGTAATGCCAGAGCTTGAGGCCGAAATAATGACGCTTACCCTTGAGCAGCAGCAAGCCTTATTAACGCAGATCAGAGCGCAGAAAGGGGGGAAATAATAATGCGTATATGCCCGGTATGCAGTGAGGAATACACCGCCCCGCCCGCCCTTTCGCGCAAAGACAATAAAACGGCTATATGCCCGCTATGCGGTATGCGCGAGGCTTTAGACGCAGCACCTTTAACAGAGCAGCAGAAAGCGGAAATAATCGCAATGGCAGAAAGGAAAGGCGAAAATGAGCGACTTTGACAGACCGTTTTACACTGTACCAGAGGCGGCAGAAAAATTGCGCGTACATGAAAACACGCTTTATAACATGGTACGACGCAAAGAGCTTGAGCATTACAAAATAGGTAAGCAGATCAGAATAAGCGCGGCAGAATTGGAAAAACTGAAAGTACCAGCAGAGCCGCAGCAGACGACCAAAAAAGCGTCTAATTAAAATTAGACGTATACGCTTAAGTAGAAAGCGAGGTAAAAATAGCATGGTAATTGCCTTTTGTAACGCGAAAGGCGGGCAAGGAAAAACGACAAGCGCACAAGCCATAGCAACCGGCGCGGCACTGATCGGCCGCAAGGCACTTGCTATAGACTTTGACCCGCAAGCAAACCTTACCTTTAGCATGGGCGGCAACAGTGCAGACGTGGGCGCGTATGAGTTTATAAAAGGCATTACAACGCCCGGCCAGACCATACAGAAAACCGCGCAAGGCGACCTTATAGCAGCCAGCAGCAAACTTGCCCTTGCAGATACTACCTTTACAGGCAAAGAGCGTACAGACGCGCTAAAAGACGCTATAAAGCCATTGCAAAAGCGGTACGACGTAATAACTATAGACTGCCCGCCTACGCTTAACACACTGCTTATAAACGCGCTGTACGCGGCCGATATGGTTATTATCCCTTTAACGGCCGATATTTACAGTTTGCAAGGCCTGTACCAGCTTAAGCAAAGCATAGACAATGCGCGAATAAAGAATAAAGGCCTTAAGATCGGCGGCGTATTATTCGTAAAGCACAACACGCGCACAATACTTGCCCGCGACCTTGCAGACACTATAAAAGAGAAGTGCGGCGAGCTGCAAATACCAGTATATAAAACCACCATAAGTGAAAGCGTAGCAATACGCGAGGCACAGACACAGCGGCAAAGCATATTTGACTATGCGCCCCGCAGCAGACCAGCAGCAGACTATAAGCGGCTTATTGAGGAAATAGGCCTGTAAAGAAAAAGAGCAGCAGCGGCCAGACTATAAAGGCGCAGTGGCCGCAGACCATGAGGCAATAAAGCAAGGTAACTTTAACTTTGCGGGCATAGGCCTATAAAAAGAAAGCGAGGTAATAAAACAATGGCAGCTAAAAAAAGCATGAAAGCGGCAGCAACGGCGGGAACGTCTGTATTTGAGCAAATAGCAAGCGGAAACGCACAAAACATACAAGACGTAGCAAACGTACAAGACGTATTAGACGTACAGGACACACAAGCACCTTTAGTACGGCTTAATTTGAGGCTACCGGCCGACATTAAAGAATACTTACAGGCCGCAGCCTACAGGGAAAGCAGTGCAAAGCATACCGTAACTATCACAGAGTATTTATGTAAGCTTATTCGCGCAGATATGGAAAAGCACAAGGCCGACTAACAAGGGGGCGCAGCAATGACCTTAAAAGAGATCCAGCAGCAAATAGACGCGGCGCACGCTGCGCCAATTAACACAGACGGTACAAGCGGGTTTTTCGACCTTTTGCCCCGCGTCTATTATAAAGACTTGCCCGTAAAGCTTAAAGGCGAGGTAAACAGAATAGAGCTTGAGGCGGTAAAG